CTTGGTTAAAGTTGTATGTGTTACCAGAAAGGCTAGCTAAAGAAGCTAAAATTTCTTGGTCGATTTCAACTGTAATTTCTTGAGCTAAAGCTGCCATGATTTCTGCTTCAACATCTAAACCGTGCATAGATTGTGCATCTTGCGCAGCTTCAAAAGTCCAACGTGCAGACAATTTACGTGTTTTAGCTTCAACAACTTGTTTCAAGATTTGAACGTTGATTCTGTTACCTGGTGTGCCTTCTAAAGTGCTTGTTGAAGCAGCTTTACCAGCTGTTGTACCAGAGTAAGCAGTTGCAATTTTGAATGGACTTAGAGCTTCATCACCACCTACTGTGCTGTCGCCTGAAGTTGCTGTAACAGCATCTGCATAACGTACACGTAGTGTGTGGATTTGTGCTACTGGGCCAGTCATTGGTTGAACGCCGACGATTTCGTTAGCGATAACTGTTGGCATTACTCGACGAATTACTGGAAGGATCACGCGATTTAATGTAGCTACGTTACCTACTGCTGTAGCGCCACTAGTTGCAGTTTCCATCAAGTGCTTCTTCGTATTTTCTAAGATTACAGCCATTGTGGTTCTTTTCGAACCTTGTAGACCTTCTAACAGGGCGTCTTTGGTCTCTGTCCAACGGCCTTCTAATAGTTGGGTTGTCATTTCTTATTTTCCTTTAATAAAATTACTACTATTTTAGCCCTGCTAAACGTCGAATTTCTACAACATTGTTGAGAGACTCTTCGTTATTTTTAGCAGATTTATCACCTGTCACTTCTACACGACTCTCAGCTAATACAGCTTTTTCAGCTTTGACAGCTGGAGTGTTGTTTAGAACTGCTGGTAGATACTTGTCATATGCAGTTTGTAGTCTTTCAGTCTGCACATTCTCGAGTAGGCTGTTCATTACTTCAGCTTTCTCTTTGTTTAATGTCTTAAGTAATCCATCAAGTTTTTCCTTGCGGTTAATACCTTCTGTGATTACGCGAACTTCACGGTTCTTAGATTCAACTAATGCTTCTTTTTCTGTAATTGCTTTTTGACTTTCAGCGATAATAGCATCTTTCTCTGCTAATACTGCTTGAAGTTTTGCGAATTCTTTGTTCTCACTAAGATGAGTTCCAGCGAATTCTGTAGCAAATGCTTCAAATAAGCGACGACCGAACATGTTCTCACGAGCAGTTTGGATGTCTTCTTTAAGTTGAGCTAATTCTGAGCCTAGATTGGTTGCCACTGCTTCCTTGACAAGTTTAGCACTGCGTTGGATAAATTTACCTTGTAGTTCAGCTAATTTTTGTTTAGCTTCTGCAACAAGTTTAACTTTAGTTTCAACAACAGCTTGCTTGTCTTGGTCAAACTCTTTGATCTCTTCAGCTAAGGCATGGATAACAAATTTTTCTAGTTTAGCGATTGCTTCACTTTGAACTTTCTTATCTGTGCGTAGTTCTTTGATCTCTTCAGCAAGTTTAGTAACCATAAAGTCGTTAAACTTACCTGCGCTTTCAACCATGTGACGTTTAAATTTCACGCGGTCTTCTGTAAGAGCTTGTTTCTCTTCTGCGAACTCTTTAAGTTCAGAGCTGAGACTTTCAGTGACCATTTTGTCTAGAGCTTCAACCATTACATTTTTGTCGTGCTCATAGCGGCCAGCGAATTCTTCACGCAATTCTGCGCGAATAGTTTCACGTGCTTCATTTAACTTTGATTCCCAAGCTTCGGTTAAACTTGCTTGAGTTTCTTCGTTAATGATGCCACTATCTAACAATGGTTTGATAGCATCTAACATTACGATCTCCTATTTAATTTTCAAATCTTTGATAAGGCCTTTTACAGCTTCTCTTAGATATTTTTGTACCTTTTGATCTGCGCTGGCTTCCTTTGCCAATTCGAATACCTTACTGCCACCCTTCATATTCATCAGTCCTTCGTAAATCGCTGTTGGATACGCATTTGGTGCGCTTGGTTGCGCAACTACATCTACTGTGACTATTTCAAAGTCACTTACTCGGCCATCCCCCTCGCTCACGTTACCGCTACCACGAGAAGAAACACCTAATTTTACTCCTGACTCCAGCATCGTTGTTACCAACAATCCCATTGGAGTAGGAAGAACCTTTAATTTACCGTAACCATTAGGACCATCCATCCACATATCTATAATCAGATGTGAAACACGATCTAAATTGATTTTCAAATCATCAGGGTGATCAACTTCGCCTAAGACGCTGTAACCACCCTTGATCTGTTCATTTAGTGTGCTAACGGCTTTTTCAATCTCATTTACAGGATATACACGCTCATTGTGGTTTTTAACGCCACCTTGGATGAATATACCTTTCATGTAAAGATTCTTACCTTTGCCGTCAGCTGTGCCTTCAGTGATAACTTCCATGCGGGCTGCGTCAAATGTCAAGTTCTCTTTAAGATAAAATGCCATTATAGTTTCCTAATTATCTTGCTTTAAGTGGGCTAGTTTTGTTAACAGCAACACTTCCATCATTACCAGCTAGTTTGCCTTCAGAACCTGTAGCGGCTTCTTTAGTTTTAAATGCTGTTTTACCTGCACTTGCACCTGGTTTGTTTTGTGGGTTGCTTACTAGTGTACCTTTTGGTTTTTCGCTAGCTTGTGGACGATTACCGTCTTGGTTAGCATTGCCGCCTTTAGCAAAAGCTGCTGTGCCGCCCATGTCATTCTTACCAGCTACGATTGATTTAGTATTTTTGCCACCTGATTGTGGAGTTTTAGCACCTGAAGCTGCCATTTTGCCGCTTTCAGATCCTTGGCCAGTATCAGCTACTTTCTCAACGTATTCACGAACGATAGATTCGTCAACATCTTTGTCTTCTTTGTCTTCTTCGTCGTCTTTGTCTTCTTCTTTGTCTTCAGCTTCGTAGAATTCTTCGTTGCCCATTTCTTCTTCGCCGCCCATTTCTTCTGAACCTTCGTCACCGTGGATACCTGGCATTTCGTGTTCTTCGTGTTCTTCACCAGCCATTAATGCATCAAATTCAGCTTTAAGTTCGTCAAGAGCTGATTCTAAGTCGTCAACACGTGCTTCAACGCCTTCTTCACCGTGTTCTTCACCTGGCATTTCTTCAGCATCAAACGCACCAACTTCTTCGTCAGAACCTTCTTCGCCTTCTTCTTCCTCTTCACTGATACCTTCTTCGTCCATTTGAACGTCTTGCACCATATCTTCAACTTGGTTACCACCAACTTCGTCTAGGTCTTCTTCAGCTACTAGGTTTTCGTAAATATCACGTGATTTTTCCACAACGATTTCGTGGAACAATTCGCGAGCTTTGTCTGTCTCATCGTTGATGATGAATTCGACTAATTGTTCGTATTTGTTGTTCATTATGAACTCCTTAAAAATTAATATTAAATCCGGACTAATACTTGAATAGAACTGTATTATGTTTATATATTTACATAATAAATTGGAAAGGGGGGTTAAATGCTATGTTTTTGAATCGTTTTGACAGATAACTACATCATTGGTGCTTCTGCTGCAGGTACCTTATACTGATCTTGCACTGTTTCTAATTTTTTCTCATGTTCTAACTTACGCACATCATTCATGATACGTAGTCGATTCAGCTGTTTTAGTGTGAGCTTGGTCTTGCGTAGGTCGCTGAGTTTGAGAGTGGTATTATCGTCCTTTTCAGTGCGATAGCCATCAGTTTCTTGTTCAAATACTTCTAGTAGGTTCATATGATTATTTACCAAATATTACAAACCTAGACTACCGCCTGGCGCGGCTGCTGGATTACCTACTGTGTCTGGTTGTCCTGGGCCTGGCTGCCCACCAAGGTCTGCTCCTGGCATGCCTGGTGCTGGTGCTAGATTATCCATGTCTTGCTGTATGCCCGCTGTGCTGACACCCACTGCTCGTAGGCCAGCTTCTGGAGCTTCTGTGTCCTGTACCTTGCCGTTTTCTTCTGCCCATAGTTCATCATTGCGTGTCATTTCTTCTTCGCTGAGATCTAGATAACGTTCAAGCAAGAAACGTTTTGAAAGATAAGGAACTGGTTCTAACTGCACGAATGTATTGATACGCACTTGATCGACTTCTGCTTGGCGGTATTTGGCAAAGTTCTGTGGCTCATTGAAACGTAGTTCAAATAGAGCATTGTCGATATTGATGCCTCTCCAGCGCATGAACATCTTAAATTCCATGTCTAGTTTTTCTGCGATTAAAGTCTGTAGGCGCATACAGTATTGGTTAAAGCGCCACTCTTGGATCAACGCCGTTGTAGTCTTACCATCGCTGTAAGTTCTTTCGCTGTCATCATTACCTGTGGGCAAGTAGCTCGACGGAATACGTAGACCACGGAACATCTTATTAGTAAAGTAACGCAGGTCAGTGATCTCACCAAGGTTTTGACCGCCTGGGAATACTTCAACACTGGATCCACGTCCTTCTGCTGTCACAGGGAAGAAGTAGTCTTCGTTGGTTGATAATGGATTATATGTAGCATCCATCATGTTTTGACCACCACCAGATTGTGTAGGAATACGTCGTTGATGGATTTCGTTTTTGATACGGTCAACATAGGCCATGGCCAAGTGTGTGGGCATGTTACCTACGTCAATCTTAAAGATCCTGCGTTCCGGAGCACGTTGTATACGATAGATTAAGATAGCATCTTCGAGTAGTTCTTTTTGTTTGAATATCTTGAAGATACTTTCTAATACTGAATTACCAAATGGCCAGTTTAAGTCTAGGCCTTCTGTGAGTGATATATGCACTACATGTTCAGCATCGATCACTGCTTCATTCTGTGCATGTCCAAAACGACTTCCACCACTGTAAGGGCTCTGTGGTTGCACATAAGCGCCGCTGGGTCCGCCTACCTGTGGGTGATTGATAAATGTATCACTTGAACTCAATGCCGTGGCTGTCAAGTTCATAAAGTTAATATTTAGATCTTTGATAACATACTGCTCTGGTTTCTTACCTTCTGCTTCGTTGACGATGACTTTAGTAACCTTGAACATCTCTGTCCAAAATAATTTAAATGTTTCTGGATCACGCAGGAATACTTGATCACCGTATTTGATCGTGTTGCGGAATAGTTTGAACAAGCGTTTGTTTAGATCGTTTAAGCTGACCCACTGTTGTAATTGCTCACGGATGATCTTTACTTCATTATCTGTAGGATCTTCTTTGAAGAATAGATCAAAGCCTGTGCCGTTTTCATTATTAGTCTGTGTGCTGAACTCTGCGATGATATCTAAAGCAGCGTTGACTTCCGAATCCATGTCCATCTGTTCGTATTGATTGTAGCGTTCTGTGCGGTTTGGGTGACCGATGTAGACTTCTGGCAGTTGGCTGGCAAAGTTACGATAACCAGCATCTGGTAGATTATTAACACCATTGCTGC